AATAAAATGGAGTACATGTAAATATTGAATAAAATATACAAAGTATTGAATTATATTATGGAAATTTAAAAATAGTTATTTAGTATATAGAAAATATTAAACAAGACTTACTTATTAACAATGATACAAAAGAAATAATAACAATTTGATGAATAAAGTATTGATTGGAATGGATTAAATACAAAATAAACACTAAAACATGACTATTTGAAGAAATAAAATAACTGATAAATCTCAGATCCAAGATGCATACGATAACAGAATGATCAGCAAAAAGGATTACTTATTACTAATGTGACGCTTAAAAGCAATAGAGGAAATAAGCTATAATAAAAATAAATAAAACACATGACTAAATACCGTTGAAAAGAACCACGCTTTACATGAGCATTATGGATTGTTATAATAAACATAATTATTGCTTTTATTGCATTCTTAATTAATGCCTTAGTTTTAATACCACATTTGAATAACTTATAATATCTTCCCTTTAGTTAATTATCTTGCATTGCGGTTTAAACTATTCCGTCATTCATTCTCATTCACAATATGAGGTAGGGTAAACTAATTATGCAATTTGGGATAAATAATAAAGTTGTTTTATTAAATTAACTTGATAAATTTTAAAAACTAAATATAATAATAACACTTACTAAATAATTATCACGCTATGGAATTAAAAACGAAAGCACCTAAACAAATTAAGCTAGATGCTGAAAGAACTAAAGCAATCAAAGAATACTTAACATTACAAGAAGACTACCAAAAAGCCTACAATAAATGCTTAGTACAAAAATTCACTATATACAAAGTACAAATGGAATTAGATATAGATAAAATAACTGAAAAACAACAAAAAAGACTAGATAAATGTACTCCTGAAAAAAGAGAAAAAATACTTAAAGACCTACCAGAACACGAAGTAGAATACGACCAATATCTTATAGCACCTTATTACATAGGTAACTCTCTACAAAGAGCTGATACTTGTATTAGTGAAGTAGAAACAAAAACAATAGAACTTATAAACAAAAGAACAGAGGAGGAAATTAAAGATTATAAATTATTTCTTAAAGATTAAACTATGAAAGTATTAGACAATAACTGAAAACAAATTGTAGTAGATAAAATTATCCCATGACTACATACTAATCTTAAATGAGAAGCTTACGTAGAAATTTATTGAAAGATAACTACGCAAGAAAAGTTTGATAGAATGAATGGAAAGAAAGCTCTTAAAGAAGAAGAAGTAGTAATAAATACACAAACAATAGAAGAAGAATGAGTAATAATTGAAACTAAAGAGAATACTATAACTAGAGAACAAGCTATAGAATCTTATAAAGAAAAATACTGAAGAAAACCAGGTAACTGGAAACTAGAAACAATAATTTCTAAGTTATAGAGTATGTGATGATTTTTTGCATTAATAGCACTAACATTATTTACTATGTTTTTATTTAGTGTACACCCTTACTTATGATGGGCATTCGTAATATTTATTTTAGCAGGATTATTTAGTAACTAAGAAGATTATGGCAACTCCAAAAAAACCGAAATCAGAACACTTGCCTACAGGAAGACCAAGTAAAATAACGCCTGAATTGCTTACAAAACTAGAAGAAGGCTTTATGATGTCTTTAACTGATGAAGAATGTTGTCTATACTGTGATATAAATCCAGTAACCCTGTATAGATATATAGAGAAGAACCCAGCGTTTAGCAAGAGAAAGGAGATACTTAAGAGAACTCCTAATATACAAGCCAAAAGTAATTGGGTAAAAGAGATAAAAAAAGGAGCTTATAATAGTTCCAAAGAATGGTTAGAAAGAAAAGCCAAAGACGAATTTAGCTTAAAAAGAGAAATAGAACAAAGTTGAGATTTAAACTTAAACTTAAATCTAGCAGAAGCAAGTGATGAAGAACTAGATAAATATATTAACGAATAAATAATTTTACAAAACAAATAATAAGAATATACTAAAGCTATGGAATACTTTATTTCCCTAGCTTTATTTTTATGAGTAACAGAGCAGAATTAAGAGCTGATTTAAGAAATGAATTAAAGAAAGATCCTAATGCTAAGATATGGACAGATGATACTCTTAACGGGTATTTAAAACAAGGTAATCTTAAAGTACAAAAAGATTGAAACTTCCAATGGAGAGAGAATCAAGCTAATACTACATTCAGTACAGTAGTATGAACACAAGAATATGTACTACCTACAGATTTAGGTAAGATTCAATTAGTAAGATTTAATACTACAGATTTAAGAAAGACTACTAAGGTACAATTAAAGAGAGACCAAAATAACTTTGTAGCATGAACGCCAAGTAAATATTATGTATTTGGAGCTTATATAGGTTTTGATGTATTGCCTAGTGCAGTATGAACAATAGATTTTGATTATATTAAAAGATTAATATTTCCAACAGACGATACAACAGATATAGATTTCAATGACGACTTTGACGCAAGTATAGTTAAATATGCTGCCTTTTTAGCATGGAGTACAATACCAGCAATGAATTGAGTAGCTTCAAGTAAAGTACAAGAGTATGGATTAGAGCTAGACACACTATACAGTACATATATATTTGACGATTTAGCTGACTTAACTATGAGATTGCAAAGAAGAAGTAGATGATATATAACAAATGAAGCTGTATTAGATAGATAATTACAAAAATTAAAGTGGCTTAAAATAGATATTAGAGTAACATTGCTCACCGTGTAACACTAAATTATAAATATGACAAAAATAACTAACATAGAAAACTTCAGAGGTTGATTATCTTTAGTAGAACCAAGTAATATTGAAGATAACCAGTTTGAAGTCCTTAAAAATATGTATTATAATAAGGACAAAAGAATCCAAACAAGAAGAGGTATTACTACTTTTGGTAATGCTATTGGTTCTGACCCTATAACTTCTTACTTCTTTTGGAAGAATGATACTACATGAGCTACAGAAGCATTATGTACAGCATGAACAGTAATGTACAAATACAATGAATGAACAAGTGACTGGGATTCTATAAGAACAGGATTATCAGCATTTGAGGCTGACGGGACAACGAGAACTCGTTGGTCTTTTGTCGTTTATTTGAATATTGTTTATATGTGTAATGGAGTTGATTCATACGCTTCACGGGATTGAACAACATATAATGAAGCATGAGATACTTGAGTATGAAACTGTACATTTACTAATACAACTGACTTAGTTAATCTTACATCACACTGAATGACTGATTGAGTTTCTGTTAAGTTTACAACATCTTGAACGCTTCCAGCTGAACTAGTTATAGGAAAATATTATTATATAGTAAACGCAAATACAGATGATTTTCAAATAGCAAATACTCCATGATGAACACCAATAGATTTTACAGATGATTGAACCCCTACTACATATTGTACAAAAGCTACGCAACCAAGACTTAGATACTTAAGATATATGGCTGATTCAATTTATTGAGCATGAGAAGATTTAAACCCAAGTACAATTTATGCTACTACAGCCTGAGCTGCTGATGGGGTTACACTTAACGCAAACGATATAAAGGTGTGATGAGATGAATTAGGTAAAATTAATTGAATGCTAGACTTAGGTAATGTATTATTAGTATTCAAAGATAAAAAAATTTATACAGTAGCATGAGATTTATCTACTTCAAGTGCAATAGATGCACAAAATGGTTGATATTGCCACAGAGCTATTAAGAATGTAGAGAATGCTATTATGTATTATAATGATGCCTGAATAGATAGAGTTAAACCAAGAAGTTGAGTTGCATGAGCTACTGCTATGGCTAGTGAGCCTTTGGCAAATGATTTAAGATCATTATTAGACGATATAGCAGCAATTAATAGGAATCATAACACTTGATTTTATAATACTGTACTAAATAACTATTACTTTTCATTTGATACAGGTAATGATTCAATTCCAGATAAAACACTTGTATATTCAAGTTTAGTATGAGCATGGAGTGAATATAATTTACCTGCTATATATGATTACTGATTTTATATAGACTCAGATTGAGATTATAGTTATTTAGTAGCTTCAGCTAATTGAGGACAAATGTATAAGATAGAGTCTTGATTCCAAGATTTTGGTGCAGCTATACAATCAGAACTTAAAACAAAGAGATTTGATTTCTGAGATGTATGACAATGGAAAACATTTGATGCAGTAGATATTATAGGATTAAAAAATGAATGAAGTGAGATAACTGTAGAGATTATAGTAGATGAAGAAGTTGTTTCTAGTTCTATTATAGATGACACTTTTATTGACATAACTACTTGAAGTGTTACTATAGGTGTAGAAGTTATTTGAGAAAAAATAATAGGTTGAGGTATATGAAATTGAGAAGATATTGATTTATTCCAATATTTAATTAGAGTACCACTATATGCTAGCGGTTCAAATATACAAATTAGAATGTACAGTGAGAGTAATCCAAATATCTGGACGCTAGATTCTATGAAGATAAGTAGAGAAGATGAAGCATTTGATTTATTCCCAATTAATAATATTTGATAACTTATAAACAATGAGTAACTTAGAAATTATACCATTAGAAGACGGTTTTCGTACTTCACTATCACAGCAATGGGCAGGTTGAACTGGTACAATTAATGTAGCCAGTACACCTAATTTTACATTCCCAAGTGGTGTTACCACATATATAGTAGCAAATCCATGAAAGAGTAATATGCAAATAGCTGAGATTAATGCTTATGATGGTTCTGCTAAAACTTTAACAGTTAATGATATAACATTAGAAAAATGAGCTTCAGTTAATTCTACAGCTCAAACTCATGCTGTATGAAGTGAAATAATCATCTCAGATAACTACGCATTCTGGAAAGATATTAGAACAGCTATCAATAGTAAGATGAACTTAGATGAGGACAATGTAGTAACTGCAGGTAAAACTACTTTTACATCTACAATAGAAGTACAATTAAACTTACAAAATGTAACAACAACTGAAAGAGATGCTTTAACATGAGTAGCTAACTGAGATATTGTATATAATGAAACTACATGAGTTTTAAATCAATATATAAGTTGAGCTTGGACAACATTTGCTTCTTGAACTACAGTAAATGCTAGTACAACAGTTGCAGGTAAAATAGAACTAGCAACAGTTACAGAACAATGAACAGCTACTTCTACAGGTTGAAGTTGAGCAAAATTAGTAATGGCAAATGGAAACTTAGTTAAAACAAGTGCTTGAGCATGAGATGAAAACAAGGTTTGAGTGTTAGGCGCTACATGATTATATGATAGTTTAGTAAGTGCTGCTAGTATTTCTACTCCATGATTAGCAGAAATGCTCACAGATGCTGAAGCAACAGCATGAACAGATGAAACTAGATATATAAATTCTAAACAAGTTAAAGATAATTTTTGATTAGCTTGAGTTGTTTCTACAACATTAACTTTTGATGAAGCATGAGACACTTTAGCATTAGCACATTGATTAAGTAAAATACCAAGAAAACTTAGATTTGATGCTTGTCAATGAGATAATTTTGGTGTATACTGAGTAGATTGAGGAAGTACAGAACAAAAATGTTCTTATTCTTCATCTTCTGCAGGTTGAGCTAGAATAGGGATTAAGAACTGATATATTGCTTATTATGACCAAGCGGACGCAGGTACTGATTATGCTAGACGGGCTGTAACTACAATAGATGCTACAAATGTTAATCTAACTAGAACAGGAGATTGAAGTCTATCAACATCAGATGTTGATTATATTATGACTGCTGAAATTTAATAAAACTTAACTAACTTATTATGGTTATCAACCAAATTACATGAATAGATGAAGATAAAAAGTTTGTAACACCTGATTTATGAACTATCTTTGATATTAAAAAAACACCAGAAATATGATGAGGAGGCTTTACTACTCCTCCAGCAACAGTTGCTACAGAAGAAGACCCTATAGTAACCAAATGAGCAGAATCTTTAATCACTACAGAAGAATGAGACAAAGAAACATTCTGAGAAGCATTTGGTTGAACTGATACAACTTGAGAAACTGATTTAAGAGTTACTAAAATCTGAGAAGTATTAACTGATAAAGAAAAGTTAGACTTAAAGAATAAAGAAAGAGATAGAATTAGAAACATGGAGTGAATAACTTTTGAAGAAAGGAATAAAATGTTTAGAAAACTTAACGAAGACACGCTTAGTTGAGTATTTTATGGTTGAGAAACTCAATTAGATAGAGAAAGATTATTAGCTTGAGAACAAGAAAGAAAAATAAAAGAACAAGCATGAGAGGCTGTAACATCTGCAGAAGACTTATTTAAACAACAATTAGATACAAGAACTGCACAAATTAGAGAGTCATGACAAAAGGTTATGGACACTACCCAAAGACTTAATAGTTTAAGGGGTTGAGGTAGAAGTTCTGCTAATGAAACAACTATAATGGAGCAACAAGGTAAAATAAATGATTTAGTTTCAGCTGCAGAAAAAGATTCAGCACTAAGATTACAGATAAGAAGAATGGAGATAGAATGAGCTGAGGCGGAAGCAATAGCATGAGTTAGAAATGCGTTGAGAGCTAATGAGGAAGTATTAAATCAAAGAATTTGAGAAGCTCAAACAATACAAAAAGAATTAAATGATTCTATTTGAGCAGATTTCCAACAATCAATGGACGCGTCAATGTGAATATTAGAAGCTGCATGAGAAGATATATCAGGTATAGACCAAGCTAAATCGGCACAATTATGATATTTTGTTAATCAAGATGGAAGCATCTACTTAAATAATGCTAAAAATCCAGTAGAATTTAAATCAAGTGTCGGTTCAGGAGAATTTTCAATAACAGAGTTAGATGATTTTGCTACATGAATAAGTAATTGAACATTAAAATTTAGTGATTTAAAACTAGATAATAGAGATATAGCTAAAGTTATGGCTGCTATGAATACTAAACTAGACACACAACCATGATTATCAACTAATTCACTTAAGGCACAAAGAATCCTTAAAGATTTAGGTTTATGAACAGATGCTGAATCAGTAAGAACTGTTACAAACTTATTAAAAGTAAACAATGAACAAGAAGTTAGAGATATGATAGCTACAGATGAATTTAAAACATGAGCATTTGTGGCATGAAATCAAAAACTATTCGATGATTTAAGAAAAGATACAACTTCTTTTAAAGATATTGACAGAACATTTAAATGAATGAGCCAAATATGGAATGATTTTAAAGACAATCCAAGTGAAAGTAGGGCTGCAATGGAACAAGCATTAATAATAATGTTTAATAAAATGTTAGATCCATGAAGTGTTGTAAGAGAAGGGGAGTTTGATAGAACAAGTCAAGGACAATCGGTTATGAATGCAGCAGAATGATACTTACAAAAACTAGCTGCAGGTTGAGCCTGAATCAAGAATGAAGCATTTGAGGATATTGTAAATATAGCAGAAGTATTACATGAGGCTGCACAAGATACAGCATGAGACATAAAAGACGCTTATAAACTAAATGCTGAATCATTATGAGCAGACCCAGATTTTGTAGATAGATTCTTTGATGTATGATTTGATTTATGACAATGACTTGAAGAATGAGAACAATCACAACTAGATGAAATATTTGGTACTACTACATGAAAAGATACTACATGATGAGGTTTTACAACAACATCTTGATTTCAGTTTGATTTTAGCTTACCAGACCAAACTGGCTGAACAAAGGAAATTCCTGAAACAGGATTTATAGAAAATGTTAATATAGCCAGAACTGGTACAAATGTAGCCAAAGATACAAATAATCCATGAAATATTACAGCTGATAGTATACCCGCGTGAACTACAAAAGAGCAATATGCTAAAGCAATAGGTGCTACTTGAACTTATACAAGTCCTAATTGAAGAGAATACTTTATATTCCCAACAGCTGAAGCTTGAACATGAGCTTTACAAAGAGATATATTAGCTAAAATAAGCGGAAGAAGTAGAAACATTAAACCTACAGACACTCTAAAAAGATTTCAAAGAGTTTATGTATGAGAAGTAAGCCCAAACTACTTAGCTGTACTTAAAAGAATAACATGAGCTAAAGACACTACTCCTATTAAAAACATAGATGCAAACTTATTAGCACAAGCTGTTATGAAGGCAGAATGATTTAACTCTTAATAAAACATTATGGCACTTACACCACAAGAAATAGACATTGCAAAAAAAGTAAAAGAACAATGAGGTACACAAGAGGATTTTATGGAAATTTTGCAAGAGTTTAGAAAAAGACAACCTAGCGAACAAACAGAAGAGGTTATTACAAAAGTGCCTGAAGTCTGAGAAGAGTGATTTATATGACCTTCTAGACCACCTGAAGTTAGAGAACAAGCTAGGGTTCAGACTGAAGACGAGAGAATAGAATCTGAAGAATGATTAAAATGATTTGCTACAGAAACATGAGAGTCATTAAAAAGAAGAGCATGAATTGTATGAGAGGCTGTTTCAAAACTACCTAAAAAACAAGAACAACAAAGAATTGCTATACAAGAAAAATTTAAAGAATGAAAGCCATGAGCAGCATTTGTAGAAAGTATGAAATGAGAACTTAATAAAATAGGGTCTGCTTTTCAAGTTGCATGACAATTTGTATGAGCTTGAGTAGATGTTATATGGGAATGATTAGAAAATACTTTACAAGAGGCTACTTGAGAAAGTGTAGAAAATGCACTAGAATCATCTGTTGCTAAAATATGAGAAACAGAAACAGTACAAAATGTTGCATCTTCATATATGGATTTTAGAGAAAGAAATCCAGAATCAGCAAGAAATATTGAGGCTGGTGTCAATATATGACAAATACTACCTATTACTAAAGTATGAAGGATTGTAACAAAGCCTATTAGTAAAACAGCAAAAGCTGCAGTTAGGAAAGAAGCCGAACAAGCATTAAAAGATACAGGTAGAGCATTTTTAAGCCTACCAACAAAAACAAAACCAACAGAAACATTGTCAATAAGTAAATTCTTTGCAGATAAAGTAAAGCCTACTAATACATTTGATGATGTAGTAGTACAATTTGATAAACTAGGTAGTAGTTCTATTGATAAATTGAACACTAGTTTAAAAGGGCTTACAAAAACATATAAGCCACAATGAGCAAAAGAAGTACTAAAAGTAATTAAAGAAAATCTTGAAAAAGGTATAAAAAGTAAAAGAATGCCTTTCTCTAAATGAGATTTGGCTGAGGTTACTGCATTACTAAAAAAATTTAATAAAGAATGATTAAATCTTAGTGAACTTAATAGTATAAAGAAAAGTATTAATAAATATACAAAAGCATGGACTGCTGCAGGTAAAGAAGCAGCATGAGTTGCTCCTGATGCTATGAGAGGGAAATATACAGAGGTTAGAAAGTTTATAGAAAATGCCGCGGATAAATTATGAGTTAAAAATGTAAAAGAATTAAATGCAGATTGGGCTAATTCTAATACTCTTATGGAATTATTAGGCAAACAAGCTTCTGCAATAGGTAAGAAGAAATGAAAAGAATTATTACAACCTGGCTGAGTATTACACCCAATTAGAGCATTATGAAAGAAAGTTAAACAATTTAGAGAAGACATAGGTTTATCTGATGCTCCATGAGCAGTATGATTAGAAGATATTGATTTATCTAAAGCTATTGAAGCAATTAAAAAGATTTGAGGAAGAACAGAAGCGAAAACAATTCAAGAAAAATTATTTCCAACTTTATGAAAAAAGGGTTTAGATAAGTTATGAACAACTAAATAATAATAAGCTATGGACATTAAAAAACAAGCCTTTATAGAAAAGGCAAAAAGAGAACTTGAAAGAAGACATAAGGGGAAACACGAATCCCTTATATCTTTCATCGAATTCTTTTTTGAAAAAGAGTTAAACAGAGAATTTACTTCTAATTGGCATTATAAACTAATAGCCAAAGAGCTACAAGAACTCAGGGATTGAGTTACTAAGAAGTTAATTATAAATGTGCCACCTAGAACATGAAAAACTGAGCTGATAACTAAAATGTTTCCAGCTTGGTTACTATGACAACAACCAGACCATAAGTTCATTGTATCGTGATATTCTAGTACGTTAACAAAAAACTTCTCATCTCAAGCCAGAGATTATTACCAAAGTAATACATATAAAAAAGTATTTCCTAGAAAAACTCCACTAAGAGAAGACCAAAACACTAAAGAATTATGGGAAACAGAAAAAGGTTGATATTATTATGCTACTGGTGCTGGGGGTTCAATTACTTGATATGGTGCTGACACATTTATTATAGATGATCCAATAAAGCCAGATGAAGCTGAATCTGATATAGTTAGAACAGGTATAAATAATTGGTTTGGTAATACAGTAATCTCAAGATTAAATGATATGGCTAAAGGTAATATAATTATCATTATGCAAAGAGTTCATTGAGATGACTTATGCTGACACCTATTAGAAGAAATGAAAGAATGAACAGGTTATGATTGGAAACTATTAAGTTTTCCAGCTATAGCAGAAGATGATGAATATTATGAGGTAGATTGAGAAAAACTATGAAGAAAGCAATGAGAAACTTTAGATATTAAAAGAATGCCTTTAGATGCACTAGAAAAGATTAAACAAACAATGGGTAATGTTTATTTTTCTACACAATACCAACAAAATCCATTAGATAAAGAAAGTCAGGAGTTCCATGAGGAGTGGTTTCAATATGAAGACTATCCATGAGGAGGTAGAATATTTACTACTTGTGACCCTGCATTTACTAAAAATAAGAACTCTGATGACAGTGCAATAGTTACTTGAGCCTTTGTATGAGATAAAATGTATGTTTTAGAATATACTGCAGGTAAGTATGATGTATGAGAACTTATAGATAAAATGATTTATCATATTAAAAAACGGACTCCTGAAAAGATAGGGATAGAAGCATTCCAAGCACAAGTTACAATAGCATTCTGACTAAGAGCAGAACTAGAGAAAAAATGAGTACATTGTCCAGTGGAAGAGATAAGACAAACATGAGATAAGGAATCAAAAATAAGAAGACTCTTGCCTTTATTCAGAAATTGATTAATATATCATAGAAGGGATATGGATTTATTAGAAAAACAATTAAAAGAGTTTCCTAGATGAAGACACGATGACGTTGTAGATGCTACACAAATGCTGTATGATATGTATACATTACAACCGAACACAAAAAACAACTTTGAAATGCCTACTATTAAATATGATAGCAACGGTAGACCAGTATTTAATTAAAGCTATGGAACTTTAATTAATAATAGCACATTATGACAAAGATAAGTAACTCAGAACAATTAGATTTAGTTATGTATATTCAGGAAACTTTTGACAACTACCAAGAGTTAAATGAATCAAGAAGAGACGAACTATTTAATATATATGAAGAATATAGAAGTTTTAAACAAGAAAAACAAGCTGACTGGTCTTCAACATTTAAGGTTAATAAGGCACATGAAATAGTAAACAAGGTTTTACCAAGAATTATGGCTAAAAATCCTCGTTGGCTAGTAAATATTAGAACAGATGAGTTTGATGACAAAGATAAACTATTAACATGAGAGGCTAAAGCAAACAGAATCACTAAACTTAACCAAATGGCTTTAGGTGTACAAGACTATATGACTTATATATGGGATAGATACAATCTAAAGGAACCAGTAAGATTATGGGCTAAAAATATGCTTATATATGGTAAATGATTTGCAAAAGTAAAATTTAAATATGAAACTGCTAGAATAAGAGAATCAAATGGTAAAATAACAGAAAAGGTAGTATGAGAATATCCAACAATAGATGCTAAATCATGGACAGACATTTATACAGATCCTAGATATGTACTATTAGAAGATTGCCCAGCAGTTATAGAAGTAACAAGCTGAGTAAGATTTGCTGACTTAAAAAGAAAAAAAGATAAGTATATAAACTTAGATAAAATAGAAAACCTCCCAACTGAATCAGAATTTTCAAAAGATAAAACATGAAGTAAGGCAAGAATCTATGAAGTAACTTGAATACCTCTAAAAGATATATCTAATTGAGTAGATAAAGATACTCTTACAATAAGAACATTTTATGGATTATATTCTTTAGAATGAGAAGATGAAAAACTATATAAAGTATCTACTGTAAATGATATGATAGTTATAGAGTTTAAAGAAATCACATCTATCCCATTTGAAGATATAAAAGCTTTTGATGATACTGAGACAGGTAATGCTGTATGATTAGTAGAACCTATAATGTCTTTACAAGAAGAACTTAACTTTAAAAAGAACTCTGCATCAGAATATATCAATCAATCATTAAATAGAAGCCATATATGGAGTCCAAACTCTTGAATTAATCCTGCTGATTTGGTTTCAAGACCTAATAATATCATAGCAACGACAAAAGATGCACAAACTGCAATGGCTAATTTAATAGAAATACCACATAGACAATTAGATTCAGCATATTTTGCAGAACAAAACGACATTGAAAGACAAATACAAGCACAATCATTTACGGTAGACACAGCACAACAAAAAAGTCCACAAGGTCTTACAAATACTGCTACTTGAGCAAGAATTAAATTTTTTGAATCAAACGCAGTGATAGAAGAGTTAAGAAAACATTTTGAAGAATGATTAGAGAGATTAGCTTATAAATTACTAGAAGTTACTTTTGAAAACATGGAAGACAACATAGCTATTAAAAAACTATGAGATGAATGATTCTGGGAAATAAACAAAGAATTATTAAGAGATGCTTTTACTAGATATTCAATTAAGGTAGAAGTAAATAGTTCTAGTTTTGATGATTTAGAAAGCAGAAGAGAAGATTCAATAGGTTTCTTTAATACTCTAGCATTAGGGGCACAAGCATGAGTTCCAATAGATTTTACAGAAGCAATGAAAGATGTAATATGAACATTTGAAAAGAAAAACCCTGAAAGATTTATAAAAACACCTGAAGCTGTACAAGCAGAACAACCAGCACCATGAGAATTACCATGAGAAGAACAACCAGAAAATCCAGCCGCTGCATTGACAGAAAAAGTTGCACAATGAGGGATAACAACTTGAGTTTAATTTGTAATATATAAAACTATGAGTATAGTTGAAGAGAGTAAAAGAAGAGAATGAATAGATCCTGTTAAAAGTTTGGCTCAAAAACTCTATGATAAACAAGTTAAAGATATAACTAATATATCTCACTTAGATTGATATAAACAAATTAAAGATTACTGGACAAGAGTTAAAGAATGAACAACAGAACAACTAAAAACAGTTGATATAGAGAACCTTAAAATAACCCAAATGAAGTACGAAATTGCTAGTGAGTTTGTTACATTTCTAAGTAATTTAGAGAGTACCAAAGAAACAAGAGCAAAAGTAAAAGAATCTTAATGATTCTTTATCGTGAGTGAATTTACCCATAGCTTATTCACTCACGGCAAAGAGTTATTAAACTCTACTTTTACATTATAACTATATTTTATGTCTACAGAACAAGGTGTAAACCACTCTACAAAAGACCAAGAAAATGAGGTTAAGGGTGATGAAGTGGGAACACAATCACAAACTTTTGAACTGGGAGGAAAACAAGTTTCTTGAGAAGAACTTATGGATAGCTATAAAAAGCTTCAATGAGAATATACAAAATCAAGACAAGAAATCTCTGAGAACAAAAAAAACAGCGAACTTTCTGATGAAGACAAAAGTGCAATTGATTTTATTAAAAAGAATTGATTTGTAACTAAAGATGATTTAGAAGGATTATCTAAGAAGCAAGCTCATGAAGCTAATCTAAGTAATATTATCGCTGCGAATCCTGACTTACAACCATTTGAGTCTGCTATTAAGGAAATATGAAAGAACTGAGATATAGCATACGAGGATATTATCCAAAAATATGGTTTTAAATCAAAAGACAAACTTACGAAAGCAAGAAGTCAAGGAGATGTTAAATGAACTCCTCAAAAGAAAGAGAAGGCTATTAAAGATATGACATCTGAAGAGTGGGCTAAACACAAAGCTAAGATGTGATGGTCTAATAATACTGGAACTTTCGGATAAGCTATGGGAATATAATAATTCCTAAAAAATAACATTATGAGTAATTCATTTACTGCTGATTTTCCAGAAATCTGGGCTAAAGAACAGCAAGAAGTCTTTTATAAAGAAAATGTAGCTAGGCAAGTAGCTGATACTTCTTTTAAATGAGAAATGTCTTTCGGAGACACATTAAATAGACCTTACAGAAGTGCTAATGCTGTACAATCTTATACAAGAGGTACTGCAATAACAATTAACGATAAAACTGATACACAAGAACAACTATCAGTAAACAGACAATTCGCTGACGGATTCTACATGGATGACTTTGATAAAGTACAATCTAGATACTACTTAATTGCTGCTTACGCTAAAGATGGTTGAGAATATTTATCAAATATTGTTGATTCTGATGTATTAGGGGAATACTCTAACGCTGCTAACACAGTAGATGATGGAGATATCTGAGGAACTGATGGTAACGGTATTGCTTTAACTTCGTCTAACGTACTTAAAACAATCTCTGCTGCTAAAAGAAAACTTAGAAAAGAAAATGTTTCTGCTACAGACTTATTTGGTGTTATATCTCCAGAATTTGAAGATATTTTAATCCAATACGGTGCTGGTAGAGATACTTCTATGTGAGATACAGCTAACCAAAAAGGTGCAGTTATGAGTTTTTACGGTTTTGATCTATATGTTTCTAATCAAACATCTGGTTCTGCTGAATTAACAATGGCTGTTGACCCAACTGCTACAAATACTATAGTAATTAGCGGTGTTACATTTACTGCTGTAACTACAATAGGTACAACAGCTGGTAACTTCTTAGTTGGTACAAATGCTGATACATCAAGAGCTGTTTTAGCTGCATTTATTAATGACCCATCAACTACTTCTGCTAATCAAGTTGCTTTATCAACTGAAGACGCTAAAGTATTTGCTAACCAAATATCTGCAACTAATAACGATACAACTGATATATTAACTGTTGTTGCTAAATGAGTGGGTACTTTAGAGGTATCTGAAACATTAGCAGACGCTTGAGATATCTGGACTGCTGTTGACCAAAAACAACATAACTTATTTGGTAAAAGAGGTGCAACTACATTAGTAATGCAATCTGATGCTAGACCACAAGTTAAACAAGTTCCTGATAAATTAGGTGTAAACATCTTAAATGGTGTATTATACGGTGTGAAAACATTTATTGACGGTACGAAAAAACTTGTAGACGTGCAAATCAAATCAAGTACATTCTAGTCTTAATAGATTTATAGGGCAACTCTTCGGAGTTTCCTTATTAAGTTTATTAAATAACTTTTAAACATGAGTAATTTACCATATACAGCTAGAGAGATAAGAGCTGCTGCTATTTTAACGAATAGTTATGTTGCCTCTGATGTGTTGTGATGAAGTGATAATAATAAAAGCCAAGATTATAATCAATCAGTATTTTTTATAGATTTCACAATAGGTAGTTTAACTTCTATGGAAATTAAAATAGAATTTTCTGACGATTGAATTAATTATTACCAAGACACATTTTTAGATATAAGTGGATGAACAGCAACAGCTAGTTTATGAGAATATACATTTACAGCTAGTTGAAAATATAATATAGCGAGTCCATTTAAGGCTAAATATGTAAAAGTAAGTGCAATAGGTACTTGAACAGTTACTTCAAGCTCTTGTGCTATAACGTGAATTATTGGTATAGCCTAACTAAAAGACAATGAGTATCCAAGAAAGAAATCGCTATAATAAAGAGATAGAAATTCTTAGAAATAGATTATTTATTCTACAAGAACAAGAAAAATCTTATGATGATTTATCTGATGAAATTAAAAAGAAAAAGAAGACCCTTAAAAAGCTTGATAAAGAAATAGATGATAGAATATATGTAAAAGATATTAAGGATTCAGAAATAAGCGACTTAAGGGCTTTATTAAACATATTAGGCTCTGATAAAAGACAGATAGAAAAAGAGATAGCAGATATTAAAAAAAATATAACAAAAGAGAAAGAATGATTTGCAAAAGAAAGGCTTGTATATGAAAACCATTTAGAAAGAATTAGTAAATCAACAAATAAGGCTGATTTAAAAAAAGAAGAGTTTAATAAAAAATTAAAAGAAAAGAAAAAAGAATATGAAGAATGTGTTAATAAAATAAAGGCTGATAAATGAGATTTATTTGATAAGGTTCTAAATAACGAGAAAATATTAGAGGAACAAGAAAAGAAAGTTAAAAAACTAGAAGATAAAGAAAAGAAATTAATAAAAGAAATTAAAGAATTAGATAAAGAATATCAAAAACTACTAGAAAATTATATTATAAAACAATAATTATGACTTGATGATATAGAAATCCACAACAGATTTGAGGAACAGGTTGAGACGTAGTATGACCTTGAAGTGCAGTAGATGAAAATATAGCAGTTTATGATTCAACTACAGGTAAATTAATAAAAGATTGAGGTAAGAAAATAAGTGAATTATCTTTAGTTGTTGATTGACAACAAATTTACTATGTTGGGAAACAAGGTAATGATAGTAATGATTGATTAACTACAGAAAAAGCTTTCTTAACTTTCTGAGCTGCAATAACAGAAGCGTTTGCACAAACTCCTAG